TATTTTACATTTCACTCTGTTCGGTGGTGGGTGCCTATATGGGATTTACTTCTTGGGCAACTAGAAACGGGAAGTCGTAATGTTATCACTTCTAGGATCTGCATTAGGGTTTGGCACAAGCATAATTCCGAGTGTCATTGATCTCTTCAAACAGAGGCAACAAGACAAACAAGAACTCGCAATGCTCCAGGCAAAGGCTCGTTATGCGACACAATTATCTGAACTAAAGATAGATGAGTTAAGGTCTAAAAGCGACATCTCTGAAATAGAAGGAATTCATAAAAGCCAGGTGGCAGCAGTCAGCAATTCAACTTTCGCAGCTGCTCTATCAGGGTCAGTCAGACCAATCGTAACTTACTTGTTCGTAGGCATATTTCTCACAGTAAAGATCACCGCCCTGGTAACCTCAATGAAGGCAGGCCAAACCTTGAATGACGCAATGCCAATCATCTGGGACCAGGATACTCAAATTCTGTTTAGTGGGATTATTAGTTTCTGGTTTGGGCATAGAGCCTTCGAAAAACTTAGGCAAAGGAAAGGATAAAAAATGGACATAGAGAAGCTGCGTGAGCAACTCAAAATTGATGAGGGTGTAGAGCATGAAATCTATAAAGATTCGCTTGGTTTAAAAACTTGTGGAATCGGTCACTTATGTGTCGATGGTGAGCCAGAATTTGATATGGATTTTGGTGAAGAAATCTCTGATGAAAGGGTCAATGAACTCTTCGAAAAAGATGTCGAAATTATGATCGAAGAGTGTGAGAAATTATATCCATATTTTGGGGAACTTCCAGAAGAGGCACAACAGATTATTGCTAATATGATGTTCAACATGGGAAGGCCCAGATTGTCGAAATTTAAGATGATGAAAGCCGCAGTTGACAACAGAGATTGGAAGGAAGCGGCAAAGCAAATGAAGAACTCAAAGTGGTACGTCCAAGTCAAAAATCGGGCAGACAGATTAGTTAACCGAATGGAAGGAATTCAATGATGCCAATGGTTAATGGTAAAAAATATTCATATTCTAAGGCAGGCAAAGCCGCTGCAAAAAAGGCAGCTGCAAAGACGGGCAAGAAGGTTCAAATGGGTTCAAAGAAAAAGTCATTGATGAAGACTTATCGTTGACTTTGAAAGTCAAGGTAAAAGCAGAGAATCGTGGTCCAGGTTTGGTCCAGGTTTGAATTGATTTGAGTGGAATTGAGTAGTTTTCCGATGTGCTGAAATCCTTTAAAAATAGCTGAAATGTCTGAAATTATACTCCAGCAACAGATTTTGAATCCGCTGCGTCTACCATTCCGCCACTTGGGCATACTTTCGTAAGCCCTTATAATCTATAGATATTTCTGATTAGAGTGCAATACCCCTCTCCTCATTTTTTTGATTTGGTCCAGTTTTTGGTCCAGTTTTTCTGGACCATCTATTGAATTATTGATTATTCCACACTATATTATTGACTATAAGAGTTAATTAATTGGAAGGAAGCAATCGAAATGTCACGGGAAAATAAACCTTTAAATGTAAAAACCAGAAGAGGCCATTGGTGCATAAATGCAGAAAGAATAGGTCTTTCATCAAAGCACGGAAACTACCCCACAAAAGCAGCTGCTCAGAAAGATGCTGCAATTCTCCTGGCAGATTTTATAAAGGGTGATTACGTTGCCAAGGCGGCAAAGGAACAGTCTAAAATTACTATAGCTGATGCTTATGAAGATTGGTTAAAGGATATAAAAGATCAGTACGAACTTAAAAACATTTCATTGGATACACGCAATTCCAGAGTATGTGCAGTAGCATGGATTGTTAAGCAAAAATTTAGTGGAAGAGTTTTTAGTCAGTACGTTGCAAAAGACATTATTCACCCTTTCAATATCAAAGAGTTTAGAAACGAATTTGAGAGGCTGATAAAGACAAAATGGTCTGCCAAATCTACCCGTTCTAAAAAGAAGATTTATATACAAAATTTTCTTGCTCATATTCTTGATAAAGGCTGGGTTGCAGTTAACCCTCTTGATAGCCAAAAGGTTACAAAAAATCTTTCCGCTGGGGCAAAAGTTAGTAACCGATTACATCTGCAAATCGATCAGGTTGAGTATGACAAATTGTGGGAAGATGGCATTTCAAAAGAGAGCCTAGTACACAGAACTGTTTTTTATGTGCAGGCTTGTACTGGAATAAGACAGTCTGAGGCACGGGCACTACATTGGAGAAATGTTAATCTAAAAGACGGGTATATTTTCGTAACCAACTCCGTAGACAAGAACTACAATTTAAACCCCACAAAAACTGAAAAAGGTGAAAGGCCAATTGCTCTTGATGATACCGCTATTGCACTACTTTCCGAATTAAAACTGGAGTCACCAAACTGTTCTGAAAACGACATTTGTTTTCCTGGGCATAGGCATCCTTTTCTTAGCCAAGAATTTTTTCGTGACCTATTTAAAAGAGCCGTAAGAAGGTCTGGTGCAAAGCGAGTGACAAGCGGTTGTCTTCGTCATTATTTTGCAACCCGTACTATTTCAGAATTGGGAGAGTCCTGGGCAGATGTTGCCGATGCAATGGGCCATGAGAACGCAGCCTTCACCAGATCACAATATGCGTTTCTTAATATTGATCTCAAGAAAATTGCAAGGCAGCGAAAGGCCTCTAGGATGCCTGAGAAGAAACTTGCAGTTGTTTAAATTTTTGAATTTCGTTGGCAGGGACAAAAAACTTTCTGCCAACTTGCTTCACCTCAATATCCCCCTGAGTTCCCAACTTCCTAACCACTCTTCGATTAGCCAAGTTATCTTCCCCAAGTAAAATTTCAGCGGCCTCTTTTATCGTATAAAGTAACTTCTGAACCATAACCAAATCCTTCCAAATTTCGTCTTACTTAATCTTTCAATTCTCTTTCTCTCAACCCATAAATCGATCCACAGAATGGGGCGCACGGCATACCTCATTTGACTGTAAATGGATCATCAGCAGCAGCTGGTGCTGACGGTTGAAATTGGGGTTCCCTGGTGGTCTGCGATACTGGCTGCAAACCTTCCATCCGATACTTGTTTCTGTACATATTAAAGTATGCAATTTGAGGCCAATCACTTGGCTGCACATCTGCTATTTTTTTAGTGATTTTTAATCTAATAGAAAGATCGTGCTTTTCGATCAGTCGGATAACTTCAGCCACCGCCAACTTTGCTTCGTCATTTGCACGATCATTAAAATGGGTGTTTATCCAACCTTTGATGGAATGCTCCTCACCGCCTTCGGGGATCTGAATTTTTCCGTTTTGAAGTGGTGGTTTTGGGTTTGTACTTTGCATTAGTTTTCCTTTCCTTTTTTAAAATGGTGCTTCGCCAAATCCATCTAGGAGTTCGACAAATTTTTCTTTGATTGGTTTGTAGATGCCAGGGAACTTTTCCTTGAGCATATCGATACCTTTATCGTTCTTTGCTTCAAGAATTTTCAAATCTTTAGCTGACGAACAAGCGATCATTTTGCGTGACAGTTCGGTGGCAAATTCAATCGCCCTATCATCGCCAGATGCAGCTGCCTTGGGAGCCTCTGGCTCTGGTTGTGGTTCTGGTTGTTGTGGCTCTGGTTTTGTTTTTGGCTCATCATCAAAATGAGGATCTGGTAACTCTTCTTTTGAATATAGATCAATTCCAAGTCCGAACATTGCCAAGCATTTTACCAGGCATCTCATCCTTGCATCTGATATATCTCTTGTGGTGGGATTCTTTTTTGCGTTGTGGCGATTATCCATAACGGGCAGCCACATATATCGGGGATGATTTTCGATGGTTACTGTGCAGCTAACTGATGCGTACCCTTCACCTTCCCAAACTGTGTCGTGAAATTCATAATTACTATTTGGAAACTCTTTCATAAGAATTTTCCAGGCAGCAGTCCAAGTTATATATTTAGCTTGAAAGTTACCCGATGGAATTTTTTCCACATATGGAGTTACATCATGTTCCCTTAATGTGTCCCAAATATTTTGGAATGTAATATCATTCGATTTCAATTTTATGTTCCCTTCCCTTTTGAGTTAATTTCCAAATAGTCGCTTGCCGTCCAGAACTGGTAATCCTAGTTTCACCAGAATTTTCTAAGAAATCATTTTTCCAGAGGAAGACACGCGCAGGCCGCCAGCTATCTCCCGTCAGTCCAGATTTCTCCTGACCCTCAAGATCGGTCAGACCGCCCTCATTAATTGTTTGCATTACAATATTTTGATTTTTGCTAAAGTTCACCTTCAAGGCACTCGCCCTGGATGTTACAGAATGCCGCTGGTGAGGTGGAATATAATCAAAACCCATCGGCTACCCCCCAGATTTGCTCTGCTAATGCCCGATGCCGTGGATGAAGGTCACCCCAGTAAAATTTGACCTCGAAATCTACCTCACAAGACCGAAGAACGGCCTCTTTGGTTGTGTAGGTATCAAATTTACCTTCCAGCCGCTGGCAGGCCGTTTTTACGAGTCTCAGAGCATTTGTTAATTCTTCAGCAGTTGGGCGGTATACATGGTACCCATTTCTGCTTGCCATCACCAATTTTGGCATATTTCCCGTCATGTGCCAGTAACCAGCTACCTGGTTCCTATAATTTTTTGGGAGCCTCTTTGGATTGCCTTCTTTGTCGAAAACATTATCTGTCCATTTTGTTTTTAATTCGACTGTTCCAGCATTGTAATCTCCAAATCCAATATAAGGGAGCCTGCACCCTTCTAGTTTTCCTTCCAGTTTTTCTTCACCAGTAATTTGGTTGGCACCCTTCATGGCCTCTTGCATTCCAGCCAAAGCATTATTTGCCACCAGCTGAAACAGAGTTTTGGATACTTTCTCCTTCTCTTCCTTCTTGCTAGGCTTGCGGCCCTGGTCATCATAATAAACACCATTCACTACATCATCGATGTGATCTTTCTCGTCAGCTGCGTTTCTCCAATGGGGTGACTGATAACCCTGGATCATGTTAATCGCCTCTCTGTAGGCTTCATTCGGGTTCTGATCCTCCAGAAGAACCAGGTCACAGTAATACTGCACTGCCCTACCAAAGAGCATATTAGGGGCATCGTTGTAGATTGTGTTACCCAGGTGATCTTTGTAGTATCCGTGATCTCTCAGAATATCGAAGCCTCGCTCACTATCACCAGCCTTTATCAACTCCCATGCTCGACTTCTCTCAGGCCTCATAATCAGCTTATCAAAGAGGATTGCCCCATCAGATCTATTGGGGTTAGAGTGATGCGTAAAGCACTCAAATCCGTTAGATTTTTTATCCAGGTCAAATCCCATTCTGATTCCTTTTGATTCCGATTCCCTATTAAAAACTTATTGACTAAAATAATCAATACCTTGACTTGAAATAATCAATTTAATGATTATATAGATTAATATGGAAGCAACAAAGGAGAATAAAATGGTAAAAATTTCTGACAACTTGTATACACATACATATCAAAATGCAGGCAATAAAGCCGAACAAATCAAAGCATTTGTCAATGCAGTAACTTCTGACCAATATTCATACACTAGATTGTGGAGTAATGTTTGCGGAGTGGGAGAACAAATTGTTACTGTTTATAGTATTGATGCTAATGGCGAAAAAATTCGCCTTGCACATTTACCCCACGATCAAGCAAAGCCTATCCTCAAGCTATTAGATTTGCCGCAACCATATGTTGGCTTATCGACTGTTAGATCACTTGATGAAGATGGCCCCCTGGAGTATGAACCCACTACGGATGTAAATAGATACTGATAATAAAAAGATAGATGAAGGGGCGGTTTTTACCGCCCTTTTTTTTATTGTTCTATGATCTCACAATCCATGTCAGCTGGTAGATATACAGAGGTTAATATTGGAGAGGCCCAAAGCAATTCGATATCCTTGATCCACATTTCATTTAACTTCTTTCTTTTGCCTTCCCATTGCACTCTTTGAAACATAGCCTGAGAAACACGAATATTATATTCTCCCCAGCCCTGCTCAAATGGAAAGCCTAATACAGTATTCTCTTTGCCGTTCTTCATTCGGTAACGCAAAATACTTATAACACCCATGCGCTTAATAGCCTTTGTTTCTCCATCAAAGATAAGAACTGATTCTTCATGCGGTGCAAAGTAATTGAAAATC